AATCGGAAGAGTGTGAGGCTGTTAACCTCAAAGTACGGGGATCGAAACCCCGAGACGGAGACCAAGCACCAATAGCTCAGGGGTAGAGCGCGCGTTTAGTAAGCGCGAGGTCAGGAGTTCAAATCTCCTTTGGTGCAAACGGGGTGACGCAGTGGTTTAGCGTGTCGGGCCCATAAAACACATGCGTTTTATTAGGGACACCCGAAAGTCGGATGTTCGACTCATCCTCCCGTTAAATTTTAGAATCTACCCAGATTGTAAAATTTATACTTTTCTTTTCAATTGAAATATGTGTTCGACCACGATACTCGCGCCCATGAACGTCAGAATCGCGTTGTCGTACTGAAACCCATACGCCACGAGGACGAAACCCCATATAAAAGCCAATAGGTCCGTGACGGGTGCAGCCATGTAGCTACAGTTTGTTTCGGTAGGCAATGATGCTTCCATGATTTGATAATATGTGTACCCAGCGATAGTTGACAACGTCAATGCATATGCGTGCTTACTCATGTTATAAACCCACATAAAAATAAAACCTCAATATATATAAAATGTCTGGTGGTATTGCACAACTTGTCGCTGTCGGTGCTCAGGATGCCCATCTCGTTGGTCAACCCGAAGTGTCCTTCTTCCGCTCCAACTATCGTCGTCACACGAACTTCGCTCAAACTGTAGAACGCCAAGTGCTCCAGGGCACCCCATCCGCGGGTGGTATCTCTACCGTTCGTTTCGAACGCAAGGGTGATCTCCTCGGATATGCCTACATCACCCAACGTACACCAGCTCGCTACACAAAGGCACAATGGGCTGGCCGTATTAAGAAGGTTGAACTCTTGATTGGTGGTCAAGTGATTGATGAACAAACGTCTCATTTCTCCCAGTACATCGCCCCAACTGTTTTTGCCCAAAACTACACGAAATCTCCAATCGCTAACGCGGCGGATACTTCGTTCTACCCACTTCGTTTCTCTTTCTGTGAGAATTGGCAATCTGCACTCCCTTTGATTTCACTCCAATATCACGATGTTGAATTGCGTATCACGTGGAATACCCCAGTGGATACCGATTACGAAGTTCATGCCCAGTACATCTACTTGGATACCGATGAACGAACGACGTTGGCGTCTATGCCACAAAACATGGTCATCACCCAAACCCAGCGTTCCATCTTATCCAACGGGGCTATTCAAGAAGTCAACTATAATCACCCAGTGAAGTTGATTGCGTGTGCTAGTGCATCCGGTGACTTGAATTTCGCCGCGGGTAACCTCAAGCTCCAAATCAACGGCACCGATGTGTGCGACGCGAAGAAGGCGAACCCACATTACACCGCGTGTACTCGCTATTACCACACGAGCTCATCTACTGTTGATGCGTCGGACGCGAGCTACTTTTTGTACCCATTCTGCCTCGAAACATCCAAGCTCCAGCCCACCGGCTCGCTCAACTTCAGCCGCTTGGATTCCGCTCGTTTCGTGACTGATTCGGGTACGTTCGATGCCGACATGTACGCGGTGAACTATAACATTCTCCGTATTGAGAATGGTATGGGTGGTCTCATGTATTCCAATTAAATTTTAGGTGTTAATAACAAATGCTTTGGAAGTATTTATTCCTTTTAGGATTTGTTTTTGTACTCACGTATGATCCAAAATCCAGGACACTCGAAAATTTCATAGCACCCAATGAAGTGAAACACATGTAGCTACAAATATATATACTTAAAAAGATTCAACGTTTCTATTACATAAATATGTTGTCCTTCGACCGAGAAACACTCACGATCGTGGCCATTGTTGTGTGCATCGCTACAACGGCGTACATTTACAAGGAGTTTTCAAAGACTAAAAGTGATATCGAAGGTATCAAAGGTTTCTGTAATAAAATCGTTCAAGCGCATACCCCACCCCCCACTCAAGTTCGTCAATCCAAGACTATCGCAGTCCAAGAAGAAGATGATGAAGACTGTGAACCTAGCGCCGAGTCCGAAGAAAATTAACATCTCGGATGATTATAACTTGCGATAACGCAATGAAAAAATACAAGGCTATAGCGATACCAGTCACATTTACTGGTGATAAACCTAGGTTCCTAACAGTGAGAGATAAGCGCTTCAAAGACTGGATATTCGTTACCGGGGGGTGTCGTCGACGAGAGATATTCAACCCCATTCGGTGTGCTCTTCGTGAACTCGAAGAAGAAACCCGTGGAGTTGTCTCTTTAAAACGAGGTGAATATACAGAATTCAAATTTACAGTCAAAGAGAGTCCTACGATAGACCTCGAATATAACGTATTCATATTTTTTATGGATTATACGAAACAAGACCAGATTGATCTCGTTAAAAAGTTCAATGAAGAAAAACAAAAAATGGCAATTAAAAAACTACAAAAACAACCCATCAAGCGAACGCATGATGAAAATGATCTCATGACATTTGAAACTCTCCAGGAGTTTAGAGTAAAAAAACAATGGGAAAGAATTACAAAAAATATCATTGAAAATCCAGAATTCTATGCGTGTGTTACTTCTCTGAATAGAAAATCCTTTGCTATAAAATAATGAAGTCGAAGAGCTACATATTGATGCAAATAAAAGAACTACTCATTAATAGACACGATTACACTGAAAATAGGGCCTCAGTGTACATAGACGATATTAAAGAAAAAACAGTCTACGAGTTACTCACTTTAAAAAAGGAACTCGTTGAATCAGAAGAAGTGTTCCCAGACGTCTCTTTTAGACGGTCAATGTATAGAGATGATGAAGATGATTAAAAGAATAACTACATGTATTGGTAAGTATGTTTAGAAACTGGTGCAAAAGCAATGGTTTCAACAAGGCAACCAATCTATCACACGTGCTCATGGACGGTGGCGTCTTATCCGTGCCTTTTGATAGATTGAATGATTTTTATGAAAAATACGTCGAGTGTATACAGTCCGGTGAAAAACTATTCGTTGTTGAACAAAAAACTGTCGACGCATATAACTTTTTTGTGGATCTCGACTACAAAGATGACGATGCGATGACTATCGAAGAAGTTGAACGTGTATGCAGAGTCATATGCGATAAGGTATCTAAATACGGGGGTAAAGATGCACTCGTGTCCGTAGCTAAACCGAAACCTATAGGGGATTACATAAAAACAGGTGTACACATTAACTGGCCCGGATTTCCTGTTAATCGATCATCCGCGATCGCACTCAGGCAGCATCTTATATCGACATTATCACTCGTGTATGGTTCAAAAGATTGGGACACCATCGTAGATCTATCTGTATATGGCAGCAGTGAGAGAAATACAAAGGGGAGTGGGTTTCGAATGCCGTGGTCACATAAGAAAGGTAAACACGAAGCATGCAATGGAACTGGCTGTGACGCGTGTGATAACACGGGTAAGGAAACACAGGGGGAGTATTTACCAGTCTTCATATATAAGCATGGACCTCTGTGTATGTTTCAGCGTGTATCGCCCGAACCAACGGTTGAGCTCATGCACATGGCCACGATTCGAACGGATGCAACGGAACCCAAAATCATAGAAGGCTCCAAAAAATCCGAAGGTTCTTTTACGTCATTACAAACTAAAAATGAATTTACCGACCCACAGACGATTGCATTGTTGGAAACGTTCATACGAAAATATATAGAAGGTCAATCAAATTCGAGAATCACCAAAATCTATAAAGAGAAAAATAGTTATCTCATCGCCACGACATCCAAGTATTGTGAAAATACAAAGCGTGCACACGGTTCAAATCACGTATGGTTTCATGTCACCGGTGATGTCATATGTCAAAAGTGTTTTTGTAGATGTGAGACTATGCGTGGTCGATATTATGGGTTTTGCAAAGATTTTTCGGGTCGTAGGCACCAATTACCCCCAACAATCATTGAAAAACTCCAGGTCACAAAATATAAACCGATACCAAAAAAGAAAATTACACACGCAAAAATTGATACACACGAATTGAAGGCATACATAGAAAAGTATGTGTTACCGGATACCCATTTGAATATCACGGGCATCAAGAAGCAAAAAGGTGTCAAGACATATGTAGTGGATACGAGTCATACGTGTCACGCGTGTTCTAAAAATGTGCAGTTCACTCTCGTGAAGAACACTATTCAACAGACGTGTGCATGTTCCACACGCAAACATATGCTCATAGATAAAATAGCAAGTAAATTGTAGATGTTAGTCGTTGTATTCTTGATCGCAGTCATTTACATGTCATCAAAGCTCATTAAAAAAGGTGTTGATATGGACACCATCCACGATCTCATATTAGAAACACACAAGTATTCTGGTATAAATGAAGTCCTATACAAGGAGTTTCTTGCAAATATAAACATGGCGAGAGAATACAAAGAACATGATGATGTTTCGAGAAAGCTTCTTGAACGTGCCATGAAGAATTTGGAAGAATTGGCACTGTACACCACGGAGAGTGATACGACCGTCGTTGAGGAAGTAGACGATTTGATTGTACGAATTACATTGGAATTTGAACTATTATATAGAAGAACTTAAAGATTATCTACGTTTTAAAACATAAAATGGCTACCAGAACACGTTCAGGCAGAGTTTCAAAGGCACCCGAGCGACTCGAAATTATCGAAGATGTTGAAGATGACTACACAGATGACGATGATGACTATCTCGAAGATGATTCCGACTTTGAATCTGAATCCGATGAAGAGAGCGATGGAGAAGGTGAGGATGACGAAGAAGCGGATGAAAATGGTAATTTACGTGGATTCATCGTGGATGATGAATCGGATACCGAGGAATAATGTACTTAAAAAAATCACACGCCAGAGTATAAAATGGAGAGCGATATCGGTAATCCTATTGAATATAATCCAAGTATGTTGGAAAAGGATGATTCCTCCATGCGAGGTGATCATGATCACGAGCATGAACGCGAACAACCAATGTACTACTATCCTCCACCACCTCAACCACATCACCAACAGTATCACGAAAAGGTCGATTTATTCAATAACCTCGACAAGACTGCTTACATCGTTATTTTCGTCGCCTTCATTCTGGGCTTTTTCATGGGGAAAACCATGCAACCAGTCATCCTTCGTCCAGGATGATATACCCACAAAATCAGTCGTAGGTTCATCCTTCGACTCTAGAAAATATGCCCTACTCACAACGAGAGGGTCTTTTGATATTTCATCAGCGATTTCGGTTGCAGTCACATAATCATACGGCTCTTCTTCCATCTTCCGTTTAAGTTCTCTGACATTTCTGTCTTTCAAAATTAAACCGAATATGTATATCACGATAAGAATGGTCACCACATTGAATGCTATGGTCAACATACTTATTATATATATGATTTTATTTTTAGTTTAGTTCGAGTTCACTTCTTCACCTTCTTCGACTTCTTCCTTAATTTGTGCATCTGTCGACATCTCGGCTTCGCGCAACTTTCGGCGCTCTTCGACTTCTTTCGCGACGATTTCATCAGCTTCCTTCACGAGCTCTTCCATTGGTGTATCTGGCTTCTCCTTTTTGAGTCGTTCGAGCACTTCAGCTGGGTGAGAAATCGGTGATTCATCCGGCTTGGTATAGAACTTGGAATTTTCGTCGCCCGGTTTGATAAATCCTTGTGTACCAGTTGCCATCATGTCTCGCTTACGCTCTTCAAACATCTTTGCAGCCATGGATTGATTTTCTCTGTATCCAGACATGAGTTCTTCTAACTTTTCGTTCGTGTAGTGGGTATCTTCGATGGCCGTCGGGTCCGGTGGAATCAATAACCACTTGTACATGTCCACGACGTAAATGTCAAACGTGCCGTCCTCTTTTTGTAAGCGCTTCGCGTGAGATGCAGCTTCTTCACGGGAATTAAATGCACCACGAATCTTGATACCAAATTTATCATTCTTTTGTGGGCATTCTGGCCCGACAAATGAAATGCATGCGTACAATTGACCTGGAACCACGGTGTAATCTTGTTCAAGAGACATTTTTCTATCATACATATGTTTCAAAACTTTAAGCCGACTTAAAAACCTCATGCGTATGTATATAAATGCACACATTCTGGAATACGCAACCCGTCCCAGAAACACACGTAGGGCGCATTGGTGAAATAGACACATCACGCGTGTTTGATACAGAACCAGTCAAGATTCCAGATGAATACGTGTGGTCAGAATGTTCTGTGCCCGAAATAGCCGACCTTTTGAGTGGACATTACGTGAGAGACGAACATTTCGCACTTCGTTACGATGCACAGTTTATTGAATGGGCCACGATACCCGAGTGGAATTTAGGTTTGAGAACTAAACACGGAGGAAAACTCGTTGGGTTCATATCCGGTGTACCTTCCAAATATAGGATACACGATGAAATCATAGACGTGTTACAGATCAATTTTCTATGTGTACACGATACGCTCAGGTCCAGAGGTTTCGCACCATTACTCATATCCGAAATACGTCGTCGCGCGAATGCAAAAGGTATATGGCAAGCGGTGTACACGGCCGTCACACACATACCCACACCGGTCACCCGTACATCATACTGGCACAGACTTTTAAATGTACCGAAACTTAATAGTGCAAAGTTTTCGAATGAACGTTCGAGACCACACATGATTCGCGGTACTTCAACGTACACGATTATGACTGAAAAGGATATACCCACGGTAACTGATATACTTCAAAGACACCTCAAGGAATATTCGATCGCACCACACGTAGACGATGCATACGTGCGACGATGGTTATTACCAAAAGAAGGC